GAGCAATCTCGCTTGGTCCGGATCCCCAGTCTGGAATCTACATGATTCGTTCGACCGATGCTCCGAGCCGTGGAGTTACGTCCACAGTTCCGTTGAGCTGGATCGAGGAGCACTGGGGACTGGAATACGCCGGTTGGTCTGAGACCATCAGTGGAATCAAGATTCCGCATCGAGTCAAGCCGGTGACTCGGATCACCGAAGCTCGAGATCTGCTTCAGGAAGCTCGAGGCATCGCTAAGACCGACGGCAAGCTTCGTCGAGTCAAGAGGATCAACGCTGCTCTCGAGATCCTTCCTTGGAAGTGACCAGCCGTCAAAATGAGAAGCGAAACTGAGGAGGTGAACCATGCCGTACACATTCGACAAGACCCGTCAGCTCTCTGAGGCTCGTGCCAAGGGCTACAAGGCCCAGGAGGCCGCGCTTCGAGCGCAGGGCGTTCCGACCAGGCAGCACAACCTCAACGTCGACACCAAGGCGCCGGCCAAGAAGGCCTCTGCGAAGAAGGCTTCCGCCAAGAAGACCGTGAAGAAGGCCACGGCCAAGAAGACCGCGAAGAAAACGACCAAGAAGTCGTAGGGAGGTGTGACCAATGTCCGATGTGACAGAGAGCATTCTGCTCAGCATCAAGAAGCTGAACAACGTCGCTGCCGATTACACGGCTTTCGACGACGATTTCGTCATGTACATCAATACCGCGCTCTCTGATCTCAACCAGGTGGGCATTGGTCCCTATGAGGGCTACGCTATCGTCAACGAAGACGATCTCTGGGAGGATTTCCTGGGCGACGACCCCCGTCGAAATCAGGCCAGAACTTTCGTCGGCCTCAAGGTTCGATTGATGTTCGATCCGCCGGCCAGTTCGTTCGCAATTGAGATGATGCAAGGTCAGCTCGAGGAGCACTTGTATCGCCTCAAGCTCGCTCAGGGCGACATCGAAGCAGAGGAGGCTGGCTGATGGCCGAGGTTCTTGATCTCACCTACGAAGAGGTCGAAATTCGTTTCATCGCCGGCGACGCGATCCGCTTCAAGGTCCGGGCAAAACAAAGGGACCCCGACGACCCGGGTACCGAAGAGGCCCCGAACATCATTCCGCTGCCTCTGGATGGCTACACGGTGGCAGCTCAGGTTCGAAAGGATCTCAAGAAGGACACTGTTCTTCTGGCGTCTTTCGAGACAGAGATCGACGATGTCGAGACAGACCTGATCTGGGTCTATCTTCCTCCGAGCGAGTCTGAGCTGCTTCGTGGAGTCTCCGCTGCACGCTGGGATCTCCAGATCACCGACGATCTGGGAGATCCTCGAACCATCATGGGTGGCGCCATGAAGCCGAAGGGAGATGTGACTCGTGAGTAGTACCGTCATTGAGTCCGGCGAACCTCCTATCGAGCTGGACGTCATCATCGAAGGTCAGATCGAACTCGATCTTCAACCAGTTGGTGCTCGGGGACCTGCAGGTCCTACTGGACCTCAGGGAGCGACAGGTGCAACAGGAGCTACCGGCCCCCAGGGGCCAACAGGGGCGACCGGTGCCCAGGGACCTACCGGTGCTACCGGTCCCGCGGGAGCTACGGGAGCGACTGGAGCAACTGGACCGGCTGGAGCTGATGGGAAAACTGTACGTAATGGCACTGGTGTCCCTTCATCGGGACTCGGTGTCGACGGCGATTTCTACATCAGAACCGACACCAACGAGATCTACGGACCAAAAACCGGAGGATCTTGGGGATCTCCCGTCTCTCTTGTCGGTCCTCAAGGAGCTGCCGGAGCTGATGGCGCTGCTGGAGCAGCAGGAGCCGATGGAAAGACTGTCCGAAACGGAACAACTGCTCCGTCCGGAGGATTGGGCGTAGACGGGGACTTCTATATTCGGACGACCACAAACGAGCTCTATGGTCCCAAAACAAGCGGATCGTGGGGTTCTCCTGTGTCTTTGGTTGGTCCTCAGGGACCTGCGGGTGCTGACGGTGCCGATGGCGCCGATGGCGCTACTGGAGCCACTGGGCCGGCCGGCGCAGATGGTAAAACCGTTCGGAATGGAACGACCGTTCCTTCCTCGGGATTGGGGGTTGACGGTGACTTCTATATTCGGACAGACACCAACGAACTCTACGGACCCAAGACGAGTGGTTCGTGGGGTTCTCCGGTATCGCTCGTGGGCCCAACGGGAGCGACTGGTTCGACAGGTGCAACAGGATCTACAGGAGCTGCGGGAGCAGACGGAAAGACAGTACGCAGTGGCTCGGGCGCTCCATCCAGCGGGCTCGGGGTCGACGGCGACTTCTACATCAACACCTCTGCTAACACCATCTACGGCCCAAAGACTTCTGGAGCTTGGGGTTCTCCGACCTCTCTGGTTGGTCCTACTGGTTCAACAGGGTCTACAGGGTCGACTGGAGCCGCGGGTGTCGGAAGTGCGACATTCACTATCGAGGGCGCGCTTACCGCAACAACCTATTCGAACAAGGCTTGGGTTGCTCCGCGTGCGTGCACGATAGGGAAGGTTTGGGTTCGAATCGGTACAGCTCCAACCGGATCTGCTGTTGTGGTGGATATTCTCAAGAATGGCACCACGATCTTCACTACCACAGGCAACCGGGCTTCGGTTGCTGCGGGTACAACAAAGGACGACAGCGGGACTCCCGATGTCACGTCGCTCTCTGCTGGCGATGAACTGACGGTCCAAGTTGTTTCTGTCGGTTCTACCACTCCGGGAACCGACGCCGTGATTGTCGTGGAGCTGACATGACGTTTCGTTCTGTCGGAACTGGCGTCGCGGGAACAGGAACCGCTGCGGCTCCTGGTAAACCCGCAAATCTCAAGGTCGGAGACATCGTAGTTCTTTCTTTGTATGTGCAATCGGGAGATGCCACAATCACTTGGCCAACCGGTTTCACTCAAAAGATCGATACGGGAACGAGCAACGCAACGACACGTGGCCGCGAACTCATGGCCGTCAAGAGAATCACAGTCGATGACGATGCGACAGACGAGCCCGACAACGATTACGATATTTCGTGGACTACAAGCGCGTTGTACAACGCTGTAGCCACAGCGTTTTCGGACATCGTTCGGGTTGGAGCAGTTCCTAACTCCACTGACCCAACGCATACGACAAAGACGTTTGTTTCCACCAACACGTCAGCCGTTACCGGCATTGGTCCTGGAGCATTCAGCACTAGTGATCGTTTGGTGGATATAGTCGGTTCTGTCAGTAATCATGCTACAAATGCCGGTGCTTGGTCTGCTGAAACTGGCTACAGCAAAGCTTGGGACAACTCTGCTTCTGGTGTGGCCAACATGGGCGTTTTCTATTCAGAAGGCGTAGCGCCTGGAACTCAGAATCCAACATTTGCAACAAGCGGTACGACCGGAAGTACTTTCCCGCGATCTGCGTTTCTGGCGCTTGTTCGAGACAGAGCTGCGTGTCGAAGCATTGGAGATGGTCCAGTAGATCTGGCGGTCTCTGCACAAACAGCCACACTCCTTACCCACAAGACCGGCGATCGCATGAGAATTGCGGTCGGCGTCAAGCCAGATACAGCCTCTGATCCCACGATGGACAACGGCTGGACAAAGATCAAGTCGCTAACTGGGGGAACTGGAGCTGTTGGGGCGGATACAGGACCGATGAAGCTCTGCATCTTTGAGAAAGTCGCGACGTCGGATTCTGAAACAAATCCAACAATAACTCCGGGTGCCGGAACAAGTTCTTGGGGATGGAGTCAACAGATCTGGAAGCCCCAAGAAGGCTATACCTGGGCCGATTCAGTTGCGGCTAATGCCGATTATGTTGTGTCGGCTACTGATACTACGGTTGGCTCAAGCACATTCACAGGCACGACAGGTGCTTTGACGAATCAGCCTACAGATAAGGATGGGCTGTCATATTACGTGACAGGACCATCTGACGCTGGTACAGCTATGGCTAGCATTAGCCCAACAGCAACTGGTTTGGCGAATGGTCAAAGAACGTTAGGCTATACAGATAGTCAAACGGGAGATGACATGATGCTAGGACAGGCTGTGCAGGAGGGCTTCACAGGGCCTGTTAGTTCTGGCTTTACCTTTGGTGCCGATGTCACAGGTTGGACTGGCGAAAACGGCATCATGGCCGTCGTCTCGTTGAGACAAACTTTGATCCAAGCACAAAAGTCCTACTGGGGACTTCACGCGGCCTGAAAGGAGGTACGCATATGGCAAACACGACTGCTGCAATCATGGCAATTCCTGAGCCTTTGGATCAGATCCGGCTTGTGGGAGAAGAGGAGAAGCACGCAACGCTTCTGTTCTTCGGCGAGACCAGCTCTCTTCCAGATGACGCTCAGGGCGTTCTTGTCGAGGCAGTTAAGACGGCTTGCAGCATGCTATGGCCTTTCCGTGAGGTCGTGCGCGACATCACAAGGCTGGGGGATGAGAATCCCCCGGCTTTGGTCGCAATGCTCACCGGTGAGAGTCTGACTCAGGTCAGAAACCTCTTCATGATGAATCCGGCAATTGCGGGATATTTGGACAACACTCCACAATTCCCGCAGTTCACTCCTCATGTGACTCTGGATCATCCAGATTTCGCAGGAGAAGCGATTCTTCGCACTTTGGGTCGCTCTCTTCATCGTGTCAAGTTCGATCGTCTGGCCGTGTGGTGGAACGACGAGCGAATCGAGTGCCCTCTTTTGAGGGTTCTCGAAGACGACACGCTTGCGATGTCGGATATTCTCGAGAACTTCCTCGAGCATGCCGAAAGTTCAGGTGTCAAGCACCTCATCGAGATCAATGAAGATGAAGATGCTGAACAGCACGGGATCAAGGGCATGAAGTGGGGCGTCCGCCGTCGTGTAGACCCCAAGACGGGTCTTGTAGCACGCACAAGCTCGGCTGATCAGATCCATGTTGACAGAATCGCCAAGAAACTCCATTCAGGTGGTGTTGGCGCTCTATCGAACAAGGATCTTCAGGACTTCTCGACTCGAATTCAGAGGGAGCAAGAGTTCAATAGAGCTCTCTCAAGCGCTGAGGGTCAGAAGTCCCAGGGATTCATCCGGAAATTCTTCGCTTCCCAAGGAAAGCGGCAGTTCAACCGCGTTGCTGACAAGGCGATCGATATCGCCGTCGAGAAGGCGCTCGAACAGGCCGGAATCAAGGTCAGCAAGAAGAACAAGGACCTCGGCTCCCTGCTGACAGAGACGGGAGTCAGGCTCAAGCCCAAGAAGAAGGGCCACTGATAGACGAAAGGAGGGTTGGCGATGACGTTGTCTAATCGGGCAACTCCGATTTACTACGGCGAGTTTCGAGAGAACGTCTTGAGTGGGCATATTCCGGTTTGTCGGGAGATTCTCATGGAGATGGATCGCATCGAAGCACTCATCGCCAGCCCTCGCGTCTATTACGACGACGAAGCAGTCGAAGGATTCGTTCGATACTGCGAAGGGGAGCTCACGCTTACGAACGGTGAGCCCCTGGAGCTCTTGGACACGTTCAAACTCTGGGCGGAGTCCATTTTCGGTTGGTACTTCTTTGAAGAGATCGACGACAACGTGCCAAACCCAGACGGCCGAGGGACCCGCTGGGTTACGAAAAGGGTGCAGCGTCGTCTGGTCAACAAACAGTACCTCATCGTGGCTCGAGGAGCTGCAAAGTCTCTGTATGAGTCTTGCATTCAGAGCTATGGGCTGAACATCGATACCCATACCACCCACCAGATCACGACTGCTCCTACTATGAAGCAGGCGGAAGAGATCATTGGGCCTATTCGCACGTCCATTACGCGCGCGCGTGGGCCTCTCTTCAAGTTCTTGACAGAGGGATCTCTCCAGAACACCACGGGAAACCGGGCTCTTCGACAGAAGCTGGTCCCGACCAAGAAGGGTGTGGAGAACTTCCTTACGGGTTCGCTCTTAGAAGTGCGGCCGATGAGCATTGACAAGCTCCAGGGACTTCGCTCCAAGTACAACACTGTGGACGAGTGGCTGTCGGGCGACATTCGAGAGGATGTCATCGAGGCTATCGAACAGGGTGCGTCCAAGGTGGACGATTGGCTGATCGTTGCGGTGAGTTCCGAGGGAACTGTTCGTAACGGGGCTGGTGACACCATCAAGATGACTCTTCAGGATATTCTGAGAGGGGAGTACGTTGCTCCTGATGTTTCTATCTGGCATTACAAGCTGGATAGCCTTGAAGAAGTTAAGAACCCTGACATGTGGCTCAAAGCCCAGCCCAATCTCGGCAAAACAGTCTCATACTCCACGTACCATAAGGCGGTTGAGCGCTCAGAGAAGGCCCCCTCAACGCGAAACGACATCCTGGCAAAGAGATTTGGTATTCCAATGGCGGGATACACATACTTCTTTACGTACGAAGACACTTTGCCCCATCGTAAGCGTAAGTTCTGGGGGCTCCCATGTTCTCTTGGTGCCGACTTGTCGCAGGGTGATGACTTCTGTGCATTCACCTTTCTGTTTCCGCTTGGCAACGGCAAGTTCGGAATAAAGGTTCGAAGCTATATTACCGAAAGGACTATGGCTCGCCTTCCCAGCGCCTTGCGACAGAAGTACGACGAGTTTGTGAAAGAGGGAAGCCTGCACGTCATGGCAGGCAGCATTCTTGACGTCGACGGCGAGATATTTGACGACCTCGACAAGCACATTCAGGAATGTGACTACTCGGTTGTGACTTTCGGGTACGACGTATACGGTGCTGATGCCTTTGCCACAAAATGGGCTCAGATGAACAGCCCGTTTGGTATGGAGAAGGTCCGTCAGGGCTCTCGAACCGAGTCTGTGCCTCTAGGCGAGATCAAGATCCTGGCAGAAGAACGTTCTCTCTTGTTCGACGAGCTTCTCATGCAGTTCTGTATGGGCAACGCCGTTGTGGAAGAGGACACCAACTTCAACAGAAAGCTACACAAGAAGCGGCGCGAAGAGAAGATTGACAACGTGTCCGCTCTCTTGGACGCTTTCGTTGCTTGGAAACTCAACAAGGAGATGTTCGAATGACACAGGAAGGAGGTGACTCATGGCACGAGAACGACTCGGTAAGCAGCTTCGCCATGCCTGGAATGCTTTCGTAGCGGACAGGCAAGCGACTTCTCTGCGCAACTCATCGTCAGTTTCGCCCTGGTATGGCCCTAGCTACGGCCGACCGGACAGCAACCGCATGCGACACATCAACGACAAGACTCTGTTGACGGCGATCTACGTTCGAATGGCTGTCGACGCAGCGAGTGTTGAGTTTCGACACGTTCGTCTTGACGAGGAGGGGCAATACGAGAAGGAGCTGAAGTCAGGTCTGAACGAATGTCTCTCCGTCGAGGCAAACATCGATCAGGCAGCCGCTGCCTTCTTCATCGATGTCTACATGTCCCTCTTCGACGAGGGCTACATCGCGCTTGTTCCAGTCGACACCACCCTCAACCCAGAAATCTCGGGAGGTTGGGATGTCACAACGATGCGAGTGGGGACAATCAAGCAGTTCTACCCTCAGCACGTGTGTGTTGATGTCTGGGATGAGAACGCTGGGCAGCGTCGAGAGCTCATTCTCGAGAAGAAGTTTGTAGGCGTAGTTTACAACCCGTTCTATTCAGTGATGAACGACGGGGCATCCGTTCTCAAGCGACTTGTTCGCAAGCTCAGCATTCTGGATGTTGTCGACGAGGCATCCGCCAACGGCAAGCTCGATGTTCTCGTGCAGTTGCCATACACTGTGCGAAATGCGACGAAGAAGCGAGAGGCTGAAGAGCGAACTCAGTCCTTGCAGGATCAGTTAAAGAACAGCCCTCTTGGCATTGGCTACATCGATGCCACAGACAAGGTGATTCAGCTCAACCGTCCTGCCGAGAACGGTCTGATGACTCAGATCGAATACCTCGTGAATCTGCTGTACACGCAGTTGGGTCTCACTCCTGAGATCATGAACGGTTCAGCTACCGAAGCAGCAATGCTGAACTACATGAACAGGACGATCAAGCCTCTCAACCGTGCGGTCCAGCAATCCATGATTCGTTCGTTCCTGACGAAGACGGCTCGTACTCAGGGTCAGACAGTCATGACTTTCTGGGATCCGTTCGCATTCCTGCCT